CCAATTCTTGTAAGTCAGAATCCTCATTAGTATTAGTAGTGTTAACATTGTTTAGTCTACCCTCGTTGTCTTGAATACGATGAATCATTTCATGAGCATAAGAACGTAACACATCTTTAGGATGTCTGTTTAAAGTATATAAAGTGATAGAACAATCAACTGGACTATAGTAGGCTGTTTTACCTAAAATATTTTCAGCATTTTCAATATCATTATTTATTATTTTTAATTTAGGTAAAGGTTTAACATTTAAATCTTGATCAACCATATATTTAGTTAGTGAAGCTAAAGCTTGTTTAAAATCTGTAGGTTGATATTCTAAATTTTCATTTAATTCAAGTTTAGGATCACCTGTATAAAAATCTTTCTTACGCATTATGGTTTTAGCAATAGCTTTATTAGCCATTTGAACTAATGGAATATTAATATTAGTTCTATTATCTGTAGTGACTATTTGTTTGTATTGATCTAAAAAATTAATAAGATCATTCTTTTTACGAGATAATCTTTTGAAAAATCCTATTAACTCAGCTTGAGTAATAGGTTTAATATTTCTAGGATCATTTAGTCTATCAAAGAAATGTCTAGAAAAATCAATATCTAACGGAGCTAATTCTTTATCAGCGTAATCTTCAACTGATTGGAGAGAGGATTGAGACATTTCCTCAATTGTACCAATTGTAAAAGCTTTAATAAAATCTCTTTCACTTATACCATCTGGTAAAAATCTGGTAATGTTTTGGTTAGTTTCTAATGCTTGTCTAAAATCTCTAGCATTTAATTCTTCAACTGTTCCACCATCATATATTTCAACATTAGGATTAGCGGTTAAAGATTTATATCTATTAAATTCACCTTTGCCAAATACTGTTATAAATTTAGTATCAGGAGTATTTTTAATTGTATCTAAAGTATATTTAACAGGAGATTTATCTGCTATTATTATATTTAATTTATTATCAAGTAAACTATTATATAAATTCCAAACAGACTCACTTTGTTTAGGTGTAATTCCATCTACAGGAACAGGAGATATTATTATTCTAATCTCATCAGCTTTTCCAAGTAAAGATTTAGCTACATCAAAATGTCCTTTATGAGGTGGTTTAAATTTACCTGGATAGAGAGCTATAGTTTTTACCTCTTCTAGTAATGGTTGTATGAGTTCTTTAACTAATAAGTTCATTTAACAAAGCTATTAACAATATTAGGTAATTCTTTAATATCTACAGGACTTAATTTAGATTGAATATCACCATAAGTACTAGCTATTTTATCAATATTTTTAGCTAATGTTTTACGAGTAGTCTCTCTTTGTTTTTCTCTTTTAGCTAATTCTTCAGGTGATAACCCAACATCAGATTTCTTAAAAGTAGATGTAAATTCTCCAGTGGATAATAACTCATTAAAATAATTTTGTAAGTCACCAGATTTATAAGCTTTTTCAAAATTCTCAATCTCTTTAAATTCTTCAGGAGTAGAAGCAGGTGAATTAACTAATACAAAATTATCACCAAAAATACGTTTATAATCTTCAATTAAATTATAAACATTAGCCCAAGTACCTAAAACTCCAACAGCTGGTACTTTACGCTCACGTTTATAATTTCTTAAAAAAGAAACAATAGGATGAGCATAAACCATAATCATCATCACATCATAACTATTATTTTTTAAATCATCTAAAGTAGGTTGTAAAGTACCTAAATTAGAAGCGGTAGTATCATAAATAAGATTTTTCTTATTAATTATAGCATTTGGTAAATCTTTTTTTCTGATTTGTGATGAAGCAGCTGATAGATTTCCAAACATTGGAGAATCTTTATCCTCAACATATTTGTCAGCATTTAAGTTTTCAAAATCTTTAGTTGAAGACTTAATAGAATTTAATATAGTTGATTTACCTACAGATGCACCTCCAGCCATTATAATAGCTTTAGGAGATGATGTTATTTCAAGTAATAACTGAGTAAGTTTTATCATACTATATGAATATATATAAGGTGGCTTAGGTAGCCTAAGTCCTTTATAAATATTTAATAATTATGAAAACCTATGAATTTAATTGAACTGATGTGGGGAATTTATTAAAAGACGGTTCTTGGTTTGGATTTTCAAGTTTATATAAATCATATACTTTACTAAATAAATTCCAATTTTCTTCAATAGGTCTACTAGAAGTTATTATTTCCCAACCTTTACCTTGAATTTTTTCACCTTTTTTATCTGCTTTTTGTTTAGATGATTTTAACCAAACAATACCGTTTTTAGTTACTTTTTCTTCAAATGTCTCATTCCAACAAACTGTGTATGCTGCTAATTGTAAATCATAAGAAGTGTGAACACTATTAGATGTTTTAATATCTAAAATCCATAATTCATCTCTCATTCTAACAACTAAGTCACAAGTACCTGCTATTTTATGAGTATCTGAGAATAAGTGGATTTCACTTTCAATTAATTCGGGTTTTTCAGTTTCCCAAAAATCAACAAATTTAAGAAGCATTTGCCATACTTGTAAGGAACAAAGAGCATGACCTTTTTCATCTAACCAATCAATTTTTTCTCCAGTTAAATAACGTTCAATTAAACTGTGAGTTTGAGTACCTTCATCTGCTGATTTTCTAGCTATAACATCGGCATTGTGTCCTACATCTTTAAGCCAATTTTCAAAGAATTTACCTTTAGGAAAATATTGTAACACACTAGTGACAGAAGGATAATATAAATCATTACGTTTATAGAATCTATTATCTAAAAAATTTACTTGTTTTCCCTCAGTGTCAATTTCAACTAATCTTTTAATACTTTTTTTATGTACTGATTGTCCTTTTTCTATCATAGAATTTGTAGTTTTTTCTCAAGTAAATTTGAGAATGTTAGAGGTAAAGTATTTTGAATAAGATTAGTGAATTTTTCAAATCCCATTTCACTAGGATCCTTATCTGCTAGATCTACTAAATAAACCTCTTTACCTTCGTTCATTAGTGTTTCACAGAAATTTAATGCTTGTTTAATAGCATCTTTATCTAGAGCTATATATATTTTTTGAACAGTTGAATTAATAATTTTCAACATTAAACTTTTATTAATTGTTTTACCTAATAGAGGTATAACATTGCGTTTAATAGCTATGGCATCAAACATACCCTCACATAAAACAATAGGTACATTCCAATTAATAAAATGTTCTAAACCAATGATATCTCTAGAGACATCAGGATTTTTATATTTAATAGATGAGTTTTTATCAAAGTTTCTTGCGGTAAAATAATTAAGATTTCCATTACTATCATATGATGGAATAATAATCATATTAGAAAATTTACCAAATTCACAATAACCAATATTATATTTAATAATATCTTCTTTAGTAATACCTCTGTTTTTTAAATAATAAATAGCGTGTTTAGCTACTAAACTATTTAAAGGTGGGCTAACAAGTGAAATAAACTCTTTAGGTAATATTGCTTTCTTACCATCAACAACTTCAACTTGTTTAGCATCTGTTTTTATAAGTAATTTTAATTGGCTTATTTTGTCAAAATCAGCTTCTATTTTCTTAAATAAAATAGTTAATTTTTTACCCTTAAAACCACAAACCCAACATTGGTATGATTGGAAATGAGGTGATGTTTCCTCTAAATTAATTTCTAATTTTAATTTATGGTGTTTACATTCAGGACAATGGTATGCTCTATTACCTTTAGAAGTAGGTTTACCTTTACCTAAAACAGAATCTATTAAGAATACTAAAGCATTATTAGTCATAACAATTATTATATGAAAAAAATTTTAAAAAGCCAAACTTAAACTAAAAAGTCTTTAGTATAAAATTTGCCTAATATATTATCATTAAAATATTTATCAGGAAATTCAAGTACTCCTAATGTGAATAATATTTTACTTTCGTAATATGTTAATAGTTTTTTATTAGGGACAATAACTAATATTTCACGTTCAAATTCATCCTGTTTTCCTGCTTTAATTAAATCAAGAATAGGTTTAGCAGAACCATAATATGTTTTCCAATCTGATTCTTTTTGAATTACTCTAGTAACTGATTTACGACCAGGACCTGATTGTTCGGCTAATTCTTTTTTAGTGAGTTTTTTCTTTATATTGTGATATAAAGATTTTTTACCTACATATGATTTACCTGATGGTGTATGATTTACTTTATAAATAAAACCAAATGTATTTTTAGGAAAATCTTCTATACTGTTTATAACTTGATTTTGGTATAACCACATTTATCTATCTATATTAATTAATATTGTTGTATCTGTGGTGGGTGAACTGGGTAATGGTTGGGCTAATTTACCTATTGCTAATAAATTTTGTTGTTCATCATATAAACCAACAGTTGTTATATATGGTGAAAAATATGATTCTGTGGCAAATCCATATAAAGTTCCGGCGTTACTACTTGTATCATAACTACCTGAAATTAAACTTGGATTTAAAGAAAAATTATACTCATTTTCTCTAATAGTACATTTA